ACAAAGGAGGTGAGGAACATGCCTGGTAGACCGGCAAAACCGATATCGTTATTGGTGATGGAAGGCAAAAAACATCTCACAAAAGCCGAAATCGAAACCCGTAGACAACACGAGGCAAGCCTGAGAAGCGGCACAGATTTCAAAGCCAGCGAGAAGGTAAAAAACAACCCGGTTGCTATGCGCGTGTTCCGGTCGCTCAAGAAACTCTACAAGAACATTGACTACGTCGAAGGGCTGGACGAAGCGGTGATAAACCGTTACTGCCTGATGACGGCTGAGATAGACGAACTGGAAACACTCATATCGAAAATGCGAGAGGACATCGAGAAAAGCGAGGATATTCAAGAGCGGATTCAGCTTACTCAATCTATCACACGCGCTTTATCGACTATCAACAAGATGCGCGATATGCTTTTAAAAATCGAGGACAGGCTTTTCCTTAACCCGACAAGCCGCGTGAAGAACGTTCCGCAGCAGCCGAAAGAGAAAAAAACAGAAAGCAAATGGGACGCCTTCCGGGGTGGCGTTGTGAATGGATAGGGTTACAAAGTACGCGGAGAGTGTCGTATCTGGCTCGCTAGATAGACCTGTTGGCAATACGGAGATCGCGGTTGCTAAAAGGCATCTGCGGGATATGGAACACGCTGGAACGGACGATTTCCCGTATGTTTTCGATGAAAAGAAAGCGCACCATATCATAAAGTTTTCGGAACAACTAACGCTTGTTGAGGGCATGGAACCGCGCCCATTCAAACCGTGGGGATTTCAGGACTTCATCTTTGGTAACTGGAACGGATGGGTGCACAAACGCACAGGTCATCGGCGGTTTAGGACGTCTTATGTTCAGGTTGCGCGGCAGAACGGGAAATCGGTAATGAACTCGGTGCCGACTTTGTATTACGGTAATTTTTGCGGATATATGTTCCCGCAGATATACTGTGTTGCTACAAAGGAACAGCAAGCCCGCATAGTGCTGAAAGAAGCACAGAAATTCATTTTAGCGGATCAGGAACTGCGCGGAACAGATACAAAAAAAGGCTTATTCACAATCAAAGATTACCGCAGCGAAATCGAGTGCAACCTTACACACGGGATAATAAAAGCACTCGGCAGGGACACGGACACGATAGACGGTTTCAGGCCGTTTTTTGCATCTATCGACGAATACCACAAGCACAAAACAAACCAGATGTACGCTTTGTTGGTGGACGGCGCTAACGAAATGGCCGAAACGCTCATCAGCATAATAACGACCGCCGGATTCGACTTAAACAGCCCGTGCAAAACCGAATACGATTACGCGCTGAACGTGCTCGCTGGAATCGTGCGTGACGACACACACTTTATATATATAGCCGAACTGGACAAGGACGACGATATTTGGGATGAGGACAACTGGCCGAAAGCCAATCCGTTATGGACACCGCAAAAACTGGCGAATATCCGCAGCAGCGCGATAAAGGCAGAAGCTAAAGGCAGCTCAGACCTGCTGAACTTTAAGACCAAATCGCTGAACATGTGGGTATCCGCTAGCGACAACGCGTATCTCGACAAAGAGAATTGGGCACGGTGCGCCAGCGATACCACGCTTGACGATATGCGCGGTCGCGAATGTGTTCTAGGCCTAGACTTGTCCAGCGGCGGCGACCTTACAACTGGGGCGTTAGAGTTCCCGTTAATTATAAACGGCGTCCAGAAGTATTTTATAGACAGCCATTCGTTCATGCCGGCACAGCGTCTGGAAGAACACGAAAAATCAGACCGCGTGCCGTACCGTGAGTGGGTACAAAAAGGCCTGTTGACTTTAACGGAAACGCTGGGCGGGTACAAGACGGACTATAAATACATCATAGCGTATTACAAAAAGCTGATCGCGGAGTATGACCTGAAACTATTAGCGATTGCGTACGACCCGCACAACGCAGACGCGTTCTTGGCCGATTTGGAAGAGTTCGGGGTTGACTGTGTGATGATAACACAGAGTGCCCGTAACCTCAACGACCCGACGGTGGACTTTAAGCTGGAAGTTGATGCAGGAAACATAATCTACGACAGGCGCAATGAATTGTTAGCGTGGAGTTTCGGCAACGCCGTTGTGGTAAGTAACAGTTTCGGCGAAATCAAGATAGACAAAGACTTGCGGCGTAAACGTATCGACCCGTGTGATGCGGTCATCAACGCACACAAAGTCGTACTCGCAAAACCGCAAACGCCGGACGTGTCCGAGTTCGCGGACAGCGAATTTTTGAAGAAGCTATGGGGGTGACGGGTTGAAATACCTTGACGATATACTGATTTTCGGTGGCATTACAGCAATCGTAACAGCCACTTTTTTGTTGCATACAGTAGCCGGGATATACGTTTTAGGCGCGTCAATGCTGGCGCTTGGGATATGGTTTGCGCGAAATCCGATAGGGAAGGGGTGATGTAGATGCTGTTTAGTCGAGGCGTGCGCCGGTACAAAGCACAAGAAATCGGCGGTATGCAATCATTAGCTGAATGGCTAGGTCTGAACAAGGACGAGCTATGCGTGACCGGCGATAAAGCGTTAAAAGAAATAACTGTCTATACATGCATCAAAATCCTATCGGAAACGCTTGGTAAACTGCCGCTGAAAATATACCGGGATATTGACGGCAGAAAGCAACCGGCAGACCATTACCTTGCCCCATTGCTGAAATATCGCCCGAACACGTACATGTCGGCGGTGGATTTTTGGAAAACGCTTGAAACGCTGCGGAACCTATACGGTAATGCTTATGCATGGATAGATATTAAGCGCTCAGGGATAATACAAGGGTTTTATCCGCTCGACAGCAGACGGATGAAAATTTACGTTGACGATATGGGGTTGCTGTCGAGCAAAAACAAGGTTTGGTATGTGTACCAAGATTACATCGGAAATGAGTACAAAATCATTCCCGACAAAGTCCTGCATTTCAAAGGCCTGACTACTGACGGCATAGTTGGTTTAAGCCCGATTGAAATGCTTAAATGCACAATCGAGAACGGGAAAGCGGCGAGTAATTTCTTGAACAGCGCTTTCAAAAACGGCATGACGACCTCAGGTATTGTGCAATACGTGGGCGACCTCGGGCCGGAACAGTTAAAAACTTTCCGAGAGAACTTCGAGAAAATGGCCAGCGGGCTTAAAAACGCGAACAAGATTGCGTTGATGCCAGTCGGGTACAAGTACGAACCCATCGCGATGAAACTGACGGATGCGCAGTTCCTGGAAAATACCAAACTGACTATCCAGCAGATAACTGCGGCGTTTGGGATAAAGCTGCATCAGGTCAATTACTTAGAAAAAACGTCCTATGCGTCAACCAGCGAAGCGAACCGCGAGTTTTACGTGGACACTTTGATGGCGATTCTTACGATGTACGAACAGGAAATTGTGCACAAATGTTTTACCGATTCTGAAATCCGCGACGGCTTCTATGCGAAATTCAACGCTAACGTGATGCTGCGCGGGGATACGAAAACACGTTACGAAGCCTACGCCAGGGCTATACAGAACGGTTTCAAGACACCGAATGAAATTAGAGCATTGGAAGAAGATGCGCCAATGGACGGAGGTGATCAGTTGTTCCTGAACGGTAATATGCTACCTATCACAATGGCAGGCGCGGCGTACAAGAAAGGGGGTGAGGGGAATGGCGAGTAAAAAGTTCTGGGAGTTCAAAGCGAAGACGGACAAGAAAGGCGAACTGTTTATTTACGGCGATATTGCTGATTCCACATGGTGGGGGGACGAGGTCACGCCTAAACAGTTTAAAGAAGAACTCGACGCGCTTGGCGATATAACGGAACTGGACGTGTATATCAACTCGAGCGGCGGCGACGTGTTTGCCGGACAGGCTATCTACTCGATGCTGAAACGGCACAACGCGAAAGTGACCGTCTATATTGACGGCTTGGCGGCGTCAATAGCATCCGTCATAGCGATGGCTGGCGACAAGATAATCATGCCGAAAGGGTCAATGATTATGATACACAACGGCATGATAGGCCTGCTTGGCTATTTTAATGCGTCCAAACTACGCAAATACGCAGACGAAATCGAAAAGATAACCGACAGCGTTATAGTTCCGGCCTATGAACGAAGCGGGAAAACAACCGATGAAATCAAAGAGTTGCTGGACGCCGAAACATGGCTGTCGGCTGAAGAAGCTGTCGAGATGGGTTTTGCGGACGAAATCGAAGAAAACAAAGCCATGGCAGCGTCCATAAGCGGTACCGTCATGACCATAAACGGTCTTGACGTTGATATAAGCAAGTTCCAGCGTGTTCCGAGCAAGTTTTTGAATTTGGTGAAACCGCCACCGAGAGAACCGCCCGCTGATGAACCGAAGGCTGATGAACCAAAGAACGAAACCGAAAAAGAAAAACTGTTAATCTCAATCGACCTCATATGAATGGGGTCTTTTTAATTAATCAAAAAATCAGGAGGAAATAAGAAATATGACCAGAGAGGAAAGAGAACTGCGTTTGCAGATTGAGGCGCTTAAAAACGAAGCGCGGCAGCTTGTGAGCGAGGACAAGCTGGAGGAGGCCAAGGCTAAAGTAAAGGAAGCCGAGAAGTTGGCAGAAAAGGCTGACCTGTTGGCTAAGCTGGAAGCCGACGACCTGAACAACGTGCAGGTGCCTAAAGGCGAGAAGAAAGACCAGGACGAGATGAAAGCGCTTTACAGGAAAGCGTTCTTCAAAGCGTTCCGTCGGCAGACGCTCACACAGGAAGAGCGCGACGCTGTTAACGCGCTGACGGCTACCGTGGACGAGGACGGCGGGCTGTTGGTGCCGGAGGACGTGCAGACTGCGATCAACCAGTACAAGCGTTCTCTGCCGCAGCTCGAAACGCTCATTGAGGTTGTGCCCGTGTCGACGGCCAGCGGATCGCGCGTATTTGAGAAGCTCGCGACCATGACGCCGTTTGCGAACATCACGGACGACACGGCAGACATTGCCGAAATGGTTCACCCGAAGTTCGAGACACTGACCTATGCAGTCAAGAAGTACGCTGGCTGGCTGCCTGTGCCGAACGATCTGCTGAAAGACAGTGACCAGAACATCATCCAGTATCTGCGGAACTGGATTGCGCGGAAGTCTATCGTTACACGCAACACGCTGATACTGGACATACTGACAGCCGGTACTGCCGCCACCTTTGCCGACTACAAAGACATTAAGAAAGCCATCAACAAAACGCTCGACCCGATGATTGCGGCCAACGCTGTCATTGTGACGAATCAGGACGGGTTCCATTACCTCGATACTCTTGAGGACGGCACCGGCAAGCCCATCTTGCAGGTGGACATCACGCAGCCGTCGAGAAAACTGTTTGC